ACTCTCAGCACGGGATAGGTGATCTCTAGACAGTCCGGCTTTAACTGCAAAATCTGCTTGGGATAGCCCTGAAGACAATCGGGCATTGCGAATCAATAGTCCCAACTCCTTATGAGTAGGGCTGCTTTCTGGTGTATCAGCTGGCAAAGGTCTCTCTCCTGTTTTGTGTGATTCTTGCCAACTTATCATAAAATAACTCCGTTACATCTCTAGTCCCTCAATCTTCACAAACACCAGCAACAACAATTTAGACTAATAAATCAATTTGAACTTCAACACTACGCATGACTAAGCAAAGTGTGGGCCATAATCCATAACCAATTGGTTGGTTTTGAAGTCTATAGCTCTCAACACAGAAAATAAAAAGACTCAAAATGGCGCTTAAAATGTAAAAAAGATCAAAAATAAGTTCAATGCACTACAAGATTAGTTGAAACATTAGAAAAATGCCTATAACCCCTCAAACAAGTACAAATATGAAGTCTATGATCATTGAAGATTTTTCAATGCAATTAGTCAGTCAAGAAACATAATTCGAGGGGGAATGATGTCTGTATCTTGGTTATCTAAGGCGACTAGTGGTCTTAAAGAGACAACCTATATTAACTTGCTTTACGGAGTGCCAGGCAGTGGCAAGTCCACTCTAGCTGCTCAGTGGGAAAAGGCCATTTACTTCGATCTAGAAGATGGAACCAAAGACATTAACGTCTTTCATCGAATCGAGAAAAAGCACGTTCCAACAATCGATGTCTTGATGTCTATGATCAAAGACCTCATCAATGAAACACATGACTTCAAATCTTTAGTTATCGATTCACTTGAAAAAGTGGAATCAATGATGATTGATCGCTTTGTTAAAAAGTCCGGAAAGTCAGTAGATGATATGCGCTTTGCAGTTCATCAGAAGCAAACAAAGCTCGACATGAGTGAGATGATGGAGCTGCTTCAAGCCCTCTGCACAGAGAAGCAAATGACCATCATTCTTGTTGGTCACTCACACCTTAGACAAGTGAACAATCCAACATTAAGCCAGCCCTATGACACTCATACCCTTCGGATTAACGACCACATGTCTGCTGTGGCAGTCGATCTCAGTGATAATGTGTTTTTCCTAGATAACGTGATTGATTCAGTGAAGAAAGAAGGAAAGCTCAAAAAGGCCTTTGGAGATGGTAGGACAAAAAAGCTCAGCACTCTTTGGTCTCCAAACTTCACAGCCAAAAGACGTTACATGCTGGATGATTACATTGAGTACACTCTTGAAGAGGTGGCCTCTATCCCGGCAAGACTCAAAAGACAATCTGCTGATGATATCTATGCTGAAGTCGTAAATCTTGCAGTTCAAGTCAGAGACGATGCCACTCGAGAAAAAGCGACTGCTTCAATTGAGGCTGCCAAGGGTGATCCCACAAAACTAGCCGTGATTAAGCGTAGGCTCCTGGAGCTGGTATGAATCCACTAGTGGCAAATGTATTGCTAGATATTGGATTAGTGGCTGTAGGCTCAGGGCTGGCTTACCAGTATGCCAGACTCAGGTTTGCAAAGATCTATCATGCCTACAGCTTGAAGCTCATGATGGAGCGATCTGTGGAGATGAATACAGAGTTCTCTCAAGTGGTGAGAGAGAATCTTGATGATGAGTCTGCTACGAAGGTTCTCACTGCGCTTCTCAACTCCAAAATGATTCAGATTCTAGACTCTATCAAGAAAGATGCTCCCCAATGACTTGGGAGTTAGCCAGGGCAATCATTTTTGCAATGATGTTCATCTGCTTCTTCTTCATGGCTTTCTGGATTGGGATCAAGACCATTCTAGCTCTCATAGACACTTTTTATTCTTTAAGACGAATTGATCAATCGACATTTGAAATTAAGAACCTACTAAAAAAGAAACGAGGATTAAAATGAAACCAGGAATCTATAAAGCAAAACTAATTGGTGCAGGTATTTCCCCAGGCTCTAGCGATCAGCTCCAGCCATGGATGAAGTTTGAGAACGAAGCCGGAGAGACGATTGTTTGGTATGGCCACATCACTGAGAAGGCAAAGGCTCGAACTGCTGAAGCTCTCACATGGGCTGGATTCACGGGAGTTGATTGGAACGATCTCTCTAAAGGAATGTCTGCATTTCAACCAAATGAAGTGATGATCACAGTGGCTGAAGAGACTTACAAAGGTAAGACTCGAACCAAAGTGAATTGGGTGAATGGCCTAGATCATGTCGAGAAGGTAGTTAAAATGATCTCTGCTGGAGAGGTGAAGTCTAAAGCTTCAGATCCAGGTCTGTTCTCAAAGATCAGAAAAGAAATTGGCATCAAAACAGAAGATGAGATCCCTTTTTAGATGCAACAAGCACTGAAGCAAAGATCACCTGAATGGTTGGAGTGGAGAAAGAGTCACATCGGCTCTTCTGAAGCTCCAGTCATTATGGGTGAATCTCCTTACATGACTTTGCTCGAGCTCTACAGAGAGAAGAAGGGCTTAGAGAGCAAAGATCGATCATCATGGGCCACAGAGAAGGGCAATTACTTTGAGCCTAAGGCCAGAGCCCTCTATGAGCTCCTGCATGACAGAGAAATGCCAGAGGCTATCTTTGTTCATCCAGTTTTCGAGTGGATGTCTGCCAGCCTTGATGGATGGTGTGAGGATGAGCAGATCATCCTTGAGATCAAGGTGCCTGGTAGAGAAGTGTTTGAGATGGCCAAGGCAGGCAAGGTCCACCATCAGTACGTCTGGCAGTTGGAGCATCAGTTGTTTGTGACTGGAGCAAAAGAAGTCCACTTCTGGTGTGTTCGCACAGATGGTGGAGCCAACAGTGGAAACATCATTGAGAGTGTTTTGGTGGTCTACAGATCAGATCCAGAGAAACGTGGAAAACTGATTGAATATGAAACGGAGTTTTGGGGAATGATCAAAAACAACATAGAACCAGATCCAGAGGAAAGAGACATTGTGGAGAGAAGAGATCCACTCTCTATCCAGCTCTTTATGAGCCTTAGAGATGCCACTACAAAGCTTGAGCAAGCTGCAAAATACTTAGTTCTCTTAGAGGAGGCTCACATCGTAGCCAAGCAAGAAGTGGTGAGTAATATGATTCATCCAAAAGAGCAGTGTGCAGGTGTGATTATCAAAAAAACCAAAAACAAACGTAAAAACGAATTGGACAAATATGACGTTAAAATTACGAACTGAGCTGTTAATGGTGCCTGAAGTGGCTGAGATATTCCGATGCAGCGCACATCAAATTTACAAAATGATCGATAATGAGCAAATAAAGCCAATTATGGCCTTGGGGAAACCTTATAGGTTTGATCCTGAATACATTCAGCAGCTAATAACTGTCCCACTTGAGCCAGCGCGAGCTCAAAGTTCTTTGAAAACTAAATACGCTAGAAGAGCAAAAACCGGAAAGATATCCAGATCCCTATTCTCCCAACCAAAAGGGAAACAGAAGCTATGGGAGTGATTAGGAAACGTGGTGTGGCCTATCAGGTTGATTTCAGACTTGATGGAAAGCGCCTAAGGGAAACATTTAAAACAAAAAGAGAAGCTGAGAGCTTTCTTGAGGCCATTGACCGGAGAGCCATGGCAGAGAAGCTGGGATTCGTTCCAGAGCACTCATTGCCAACTAATGAGGTCACTATCAAGGATGCAATCAGACAGTACTACGATGGCTTCTCTGTGAGTAAAGCCAATGTGACTGGTGAGAAGCAGATCTTTAGTGAGCTGTTCGAGTATCTGGTCAATGTCAGGCAGATTGAGTACATCGGCCAGGTCGATCTAGAGATGATGGAGACCTACCAGAATCATCTCAGGAAAAGAGTCAGTGCAAGCACAGTGAACCGCGCATTCTCCACCATAAAGCACTTCTTCAATAAGTGTGTGGACTGGGAATATCGCGATATCAGTCCTTGTATGAGGCTGAAGGCCTTGAAGGAGAATCCAGTTGAGAGAAAGATTTGGACACCTGAAGAGATGGAGACAGTGCTGGTGTGTCTTCAGCCATGGGCAAGAGAGATCGTTCTCTTTTACTGCATGACTGGAGCAAGACCAAGCGAA